ACTGCCAGTTACTGTATCTAATTTAAGTGCTTGTAATGATGAAAAAGTACTATCTGTGTAAATTTCATCACTACCAGATTTAGTTGGATTTTTTACAATACCTACTTGTGCAAATTTAGTGTCTACTGGAAAATCCTTAGTCGAATCATCAAATCTTGAATAGATAATAACTTTATCAGTTCCCAATTCGGTGTAAACATCATCACCGTGACCTCTACCAGGTGGAATAATTGGAATTAATTTTGCTTTACCAGTTGTTGGAACGTTAGAATTAATCGTATCTAAATCTACAATACCGTAAGTATATCCCTTTCCTCCAGCACTTACAGTCACATTAGTTATTTTTCCACCTTCAACATCAACTCTAGCTTTACCACCTGTGCCATCACCTAAAATATTTACTTCTTGTGAAAGTCCATTTGTATAATTTGTGCCACTTTTCTCAATGTAAATATGTTTGATCTGATTCAGATTTATTTCTGAATTACCATTTTCCCTAACAGATCTAATCTGAGAATCAGTTGTTGTAGTCCATTCATTAGGAACTGTTATAAACTCTGTAGAATCAAATTTAATAATATCACTTGGAGAAACTGTAAATAGATACTTCCATTTATACCCATCTCCACTATTACCTGCCTTTGATGGTTCTAAATCTGTAAATGTTGGTTCATCTTGAGACACATTTCCCAATGGATTAGTACCATTAGAACCATTATCAATACAAATATAAACTTTAAACTCTGAGTTTACAACATAATAATTTGCATCATATAACCTATTCGCTTTAGTTAAAGGACTTTGATTTGTAGCACTATAATCATCTCTATAAATTTCATATCTATTTCCTGATACCCAATCCACTCTTCTCACCAATCTTCTTATATTTGCAGAAGATATTTTTTTACCAAACATCATTGTGTCACCAACATGATTTCGATATGAAAAACTGTCTGTGGGTGCGGGAGTGCTTGTATCCCAATTACTTGTTCTACCATATCCAACTAAACCAGCGGCTCCAGTTGGATTAGTTAATCCTAAAAATACATAATATGAATTATTAGTATTCTCTACTGACTCCACAAAATTATTTGCATTCAATATTCTGAATTGATCAGTAATAATTGCTGACATCTGTACTGTATCTTACTTTTCTTTCTATTTATAGGGGTTTGGGCATCAACTTATAACTGCTCTAATTGAACCACTATTTCTGTGCCCTCTTTCTCCAAGATTATCATAACTCTTTCTCTGTATTGTTGGGAAAGTTGTAAGTCCAGAATTAATAGTCAGACCAGTAACTCCTATAGAAATAGGATTTGATGAACGTTTAACATCAACACCACTGCTTGCACCATA